TCAGTATCGAATAAATCTAAAACTGCAGAAGCTGGTGTTCCGTTCTGAATCATTGATTGTGCTAAACCTTTAGCTTGCTCAAGCTTATCTTGGTCTCTACCAGTATCTGAAATAAATACCCCATATTCACTTTCCATATGCTGAAATGCATCAAGTTCTAAGAATTGAGTATTCATATCAGGCATTACGTACATCGCTTTTTTACCAGTGATCCATGCTTCTTTAGAATAATCCAAAAGGCCTTGGAGGTCTCTTTGTTCAAAGCGAGAGAATTTGCGGAAAATATCTTCAGTAATGTGCGAGGATTGAACAATTGCTTGTTGAGATGTTGCTTTTCCTTCATAAGTTCCTATACTTCCTTGACGCTGTCTATTAACTCCTGAAATCTTTTCCCATTCTTGCATGATAGATTCTAAGAGTCCTAGGTACTGGTCAATAGTTTTAATTGACATATCTAACACCGATTGGTGTTGTGGGGATAATTGTATCCCTTCTTTATTATAATCTACCCAAGCAATTCCAGTTCCTTCTACGAAGTACATGAACTTATCCATATCCCATTTCTTTGGGATCATATTAATATCAAATTGAGCTATAATGTCTTTGCTTCGTGCAATTGCAAGCTCCATTCTATATTTAAATATATTGTAGTTTAATTGAAAGGGTATACCCAATGATACTAATGAAATATTTTCAGCATTAATATCAGAATATTTTCTCCCATTTACTGGGATTTTACAGATAGATGGATTATCTAAAGAAGTGCGTTGATTTGCTATAGGGGACATGCGTATATAAAATCTCCCGTCAATTTTAGTACCTTCCCATACTTCATTGACCCACTCCCACTTAAGCTTAGCATTAGCTTTTTTCATATCTTCAGGCATCCTATATCCTTCTTCTACTTGAAGCATTTCTAACATACCTGTATTCTCATCAGTATATTCAACAAATCCAATACGTTTTCTACTCTTCCAATATACCGTAACTACTTCTATAAGTCTATTACGTGCAATATTACCATCAGCACCACTAGCTTCTGAACGATAAAGTAGATAAGACTCAGTAGATTCATGCTTTGGATTTTCTAATTCTAAAACTTGCTCTGGTTTTAAGTAATCCCCAAACGTATCAATAATAGTAGAGGCATGACAAAATTTTCTAACAATAGCCCAATCCCCATCTTCTACAAATTCTAAATCCGGATCTTTGTCATAATCAATATCTAAAGGATTAAGTATTTCATAAAAAGGTTCTTTACGTCGTACTCCTTTATGTGAGTACACTTCCCCAGTAACTAAATAATGAAAGAAAGCTTTTTGAAACTTATCATGTACTTCCTCTTGATGCATGATATAGTTAATAGATTTTTGACCAATAATGGCTCTATTATCTACATAACTCCTATCAAACTCTTCTTGTATTTGTTGCGGGAGTTGAACTTCTTGCTCTTCAAAATTAAAATCTGGATTCTTAGCAAGCTCATTCATATACATTTTTTGTACTTGAACTAAAAGAGCTTGTTTCTTAGCTTCTTCCTTTTGAGAAACTGAATCTGCATTTTTTACAGTTACTGTAAAATTTAATGGACGTTTTGATTTCTCGCCCAGCAGAAGATCAATGATTGGTTTAATGATTGGGTAGTTCCTAAGTTTAGATGGGAAGTTTGCTCTAGTCTTTCCATAAGGTTTTAGTACATATTTATAGTCATCATCATGGATATTACCATTGTAATATTCATATAATGTCTTAAGTCTGCTTCGTCGGTCTGACAAACCAAACTTAGATAAATTAATGAAAGCATCTACGCATTCTTTTCTCCACTTTTCTGTTTTCTGCTTTAGTGGTATGCGTTGTTTTGGTATTTGATGGGTCCCGTACATCTATGCAAAATTACTTATAAATCTGATTAAACCATTCATCCGCTGATCGATCTTCTAAAATTTCTACTACCTCTCTATTATATAACTCTCGCGTATGATACATTCCTACCATAAACGACATTACTCGGTCAAAGTTGCCTTTATGATTAAATTTAATTAATTCTTGTAAAAGGCCACTATCATATATTTTATGCATGTTTAGAGTAACATTCCCATCCTCATCTGTATATCTAGGTGTGATTAACCAATCTCTGATATAAAGTTCTCCTTGACGTTTACGTTGTTCTGTCATATGCATACCATATTGTCTTCTTACGTTCCTGGACCGTAATTCCTTTTTATCCAGCATTTCAAACTCCTCCTGTAACTTATGTAGTTTGCGATATCTTTTCGCGTAAGCAATAAGCTCTCCACGGTCGTTCTCGAATCCGATTTTAGCGTTGTAGTATTCCGCCAACATAAATAGATTTCTGTTGTATTCATCTTGTGTTTTAGGTCTCCCAACATAACTAGCTACTATTATATCATCCGGTTTGGATAGGTTATTAGGTCGTTTAATTACATATGCTGCTCCAAGCGATTCATTACTTGTAGATTTTGATTGAGCATATGGGTCATGACATACAATATACAAATTATGTGGGACTTCTCCTTCTTTTGTTTTAAAAGGTGCTTCATATAAAACTATTGCCCCAGTTATTTTATCTCCTTTTCTATGTGGGAATTTATATATAGGATGTACTTCAGTGGACGGGCGAAAAGATGTTTTACCATCTTTATTGTAATACATTACACCCGGGGTTCCTTCAGACGCAAGTCCATGAACTTTAATTTTGTTATACTGCTCTTTAAGAGAATTAACATCAAAAAGATTTGCTGTAACTTGTAACGTTGCCTCTTGTGGGGAGAACGGGTGCTCCGCGATATACTGGTCAAGTGCCTTTGGGTCATTAGCCCCTTTTTTCTTTTCCCTTTGTATCTCCTCATGTTGTTTAGCTTCTTCTACCTGTGAATTACCATTTTCATCTATAAACCCATCTAAGTTTTGTTGTATTGGGACAAAGTATCCACATTGTGTTCCCATAGCTCCTGCATCCCATGTGTTATCAAAAGCCATACAATCATATGACTCTGGGTGATAAAATATTTCTTCCATTCCTTCAAAACCCGCACCTTCTTCTCCACCGGTACCAAAAGCTATCATAGTTCCAAGCGTTTTAGATCCTTGACGCATAGTAGGCATTGCTACTTCCCACGCTTTAAGTAATCCCCCAAAAGAACCTGCTTCTTCAAAGAAAATAAGATCCCCGGCTTTACCACGCACTTTGTCTGGATTGTCTTTAAGAGATACCCCAATTATTTGTGACTTCATCCCAAGTTCTACATCGGCCCCATTTACATTCTTTTTATACCCAGACATCTTAGACATTTCTCTGTCTCTTAATCTAGGCTGAGTCCATGCAGTATTATCATCAATAAAACTTAAGAATTCCCAAGCCTTTGACAAAAGACCGTCCCCAATTAAATATTCTTTTTGTGATGCAAAGACATAGTTTTTACTATTACGCATTAGAAAGTAATTCCTTGCCAGCATAGCTCCAGCTTTGTATGAAAAACCTTTACGCCGTGCTTTTAGAACCACCATATGTTTATTAGTCTTTCTACACTCATCTACAGCATTAAAGTATTGATGATCTCCATCATAAAAGGCAGGAAAGGTCCTATCTCTTCTTGCAATTTTCGTACCATCTGTTAAGTAGGCATCTACAACTCGATCGATAGGACAATAGTTTAAATAGAAATAATGATACCCGGTTACATCTAAATATCCTTGTAGACATCTTTGTCTTTCATTATCCCAATGCTCATAATATTCTTTAGTCCCAGGAATAGCATCTGTATAAAATCCGTACTCAAGATACTTTGTTGCCGCGGGAGAATATTTCTGACTATCCTTAAACATTATTGTGAGTACTTATTAGTAACGACTCCACCACGGTTAGGGTTGTCTTTCTGTTCGTGTTTTTGCACTAACTCTTCAAGCTCTTCTAACCCATTTATAACTTTACTCATATTTGATAGATTAGCTATTAAGTCTTTAGCGTGATATATTGGTTTACCATTATCATCAATGAGTTGTAAATCTATGGTTTGAAAGTACTTCTCTAATTTAGTTACAGACATACGTGCAGACTTAAGAAGTTTTATAGCAGAAGTCTCTGATAATTCTATATACTTATCGATTGCACTTTTTATTTTTGTTGTAAACTTTATTTTAAGATCTTGACTAATCTTACTCATTCTTTCATCCTCTTCATATACAGCAAAGGGAGATCTGTGGTCTGCGTAAAAGTATACAGCAGATAGCTCTTTTCCTTTCAAACCTTTAAATTCATTAATGGTGAGTGCGTAGGTGCTTGGTACAACTACTTTATTACTTACTGTTATTAGATCTCTCATTCTTCTGAAGATATTTAAGTCTAGATTCTAAGACATGAAATTTTCCTAGGTAAGGAAGTCTAACTGACTCAAATTTACCTAATTTAAATATATCATGTACATATTTAAATTGATAATATACTGCTTCTTCTACTTTTTGAATTGGGAGGTTATATTTATTTGCTAGTTTTTGTATTATTACTCTTTCCACGATCTCTCTTTTTTAATTTAACTGGTTTGCTTTTACTCCCTACTTTTATTTTAAGCCATCTATCTTCCGGGCAATTAGTGGTAGCCCATTTAGCTTTATGTTCGACCATGCAGCCACATTTACCACATCTCATTATTTTTGGTTTTAGATGAGGGCAAGCTGCACATTCTCTCAATCTTTCATTATATTGAGTTTCAGTAACATGAGGTGCTCCTTCTTTTGCATAGTCTATAACATCCTTAGCAAAATTTTTCATCATTTCCATTAACGACGGTGTCTTCTCGCTCATCTTCTAAATTTTTAATTATTATTGTTAAAACAATACCATTAGGATCTTGAAGTATATTTATAGCCCAAGGATACTCGAGGTATTGAGTATTAACTATATCACGTAGTGATCTCAATGATTATAGTTTTTTCTTTTTTAATAAGTTTAGATGCAATATACCCATTTTTACTTCTAGTAATTGCTCCTTTATCTTTTAACCGCTTTACATAGTTATTTAAAGTATTAGGGTCTGCAATACCTATATCGATTGCTACCTTCTTTTTACTGTCAGCTGAACAAATATTTGTTGTATCAGATAGATCAATAAACTTAGATAGTATAAGTAATTCCTTATCAGTAAGTTCTAATATACCATTAAAAACTTGTAAGTACTGAAGGGTATTTTTTGGTTTGATTTGTATTTTTCTACTCATTTCTAATTACTATTTTAACTTTCCCTTCTTCGATATTAATTCTAGAAGTAGATGATTGTCTATTAAACTCATCTATGTATTCTTGGATATGTTCTCTAGTACATAGAAAGGATAGAAAAACTTCTATCTCCTTAGCTGCTCTGTGCAGGTTAAGTTTTTTCTCTTCAGCTACTTCAGAAGCAGTTCTAAGCTGATCAAAGAGAGTTATTGGTATGGTTACCGTCCCATCCATTAGTTAGGGATAACTCCACAAATAGAAAACTCATTGACCATGATGCATTCCATGCTATCAATAGTAACAATGAGTCCTTCGGTATTAGGGTGTACCATAACAGTATCATTAGCCTTGACCATTTCACACATAGGTCCAGCTGCAAGTACTTTAAGAATATTTGTTTGAAGTGATTTCTTTGCAGCTCCTGTAAGGTAGATACCAGATTCGGTTTCATTTTTACTTACTAGTGGGAGAACAATCCAATCACGAGTTGGGAGAAAGTTTAATTTTGCCATAATGTTTGATTTATGACAAATATATAAAACTTTATCTTATATAAGCAAATGTTTTATAAAAATATTTACTCTATGATACTATCATATGATAGTAAGGTCTGTGTATTTGATAGTAACATCTTCCTGACCTTTATCTAAGACCTCAGCGATCTTTGGGTATACATTAAAGTATGCTTCAGAGCTATTACCTATATACCCATTCGTTTTAATACTATTGTTAACTTGTGAGTTCCCCAGTAGTAAACATCCTGCAGTGTGCTCGTCAGTATTGCCGCAATGGATGAGTATGTATTTAAAGTTAGGTACATCAAGGACATGAAGCATGCCTTTGTGTATATCAGAGAATCTCTTAGAGTACTTGGCGTGGTGTCCACCCACAGTTCTAAGACCGACACAATACTCTCCTTCAGGTATGCAAGTCTCTCCCATAACTTTTGTTTCTCTTCTTTCATCTTCTAGTGTGTAGCATAAAAATTTTCTGGTACCATCGGATATATCAAAGAGAATACCATTAGTAGAATCTACTCCATAGTTAAATCGTAATACTTCTAACTTCATAGTTGTTTTATAATAAGGTTACAAAAGGATATAACTCACCCCCTTGATTTTTTGTCAAACGTTAGATTTCCACTCGCCGTGTTTAGCCTATGTGGGGGCATTTCTATCAGCCTGTAGCCTTGTTCCCACCCGAGTTTTATACCAACGTACTTTTTGAAACTACCGGGGACGACTTTCACTGACTATTTTGACAGCTACTTTAACCCGATGTCTAGTCCTATTCTGGTTACCTCAAGGACGATCACAAAAGTGGTTTCGGTGCAAAGGTAAGAAAATAAATTCTTACCTCCCTTGTCCTCGATACTTTTTTTTGTAATGCTTAGAAGTTTTATGATTAGAGCATTTGTTTTTAGAATGTACTCCAGGACGCGATGCATTATTTGCTACGTATAATTGGTGATTAGTTTTTTTCATAATGCAAATATAGAAAAATTTTTTTTGGGAAATTTCTGAGCGTACGACCCAACACGATCAAAGACCCGCCCTACATCTCGGGCATCAAAACGCCCCACCTAAACTTCATACACATGAATGCAGCAGATTTCCAATTAAGCAGAAGCGGCCTATGGTACGTAGCTTCGATAGGCGATGTCGACCCAAAGACAGGCGCAATTACTAACGACGAGACTAAGTTCGTCGCAGCAGCCTCGACCTTCGGTCAGGCCATTGCAAAGTTTCAGGCTAGCGCCTGAAGCTCTTGCTTTACTGCAGTAGGTAATACATAATACACATAACTAGGTGGAGTTTGAGTAAACCACTTGATAAATAGACAGCTCCAGGAAGTATATTGTGTGTGCACAATGCATGATACTTGCCTGTTTTTCTTTAAGTGTGTGAGTGTAGCCACCAGGCTATATTCACCACTTTATCCCACTATTTACTACCTAATACTTTAGGTAATATATAATACTATTACACAAACCTTTAAACTTCACAATCATGGACGCTTATTCAGCAGCTTTAGAAGATATGACAGCACATTATACTTATGTGCTTGTTATGTCGTAATATAATTTACAGGTGTTACAATCAATGCATTGGTTGGTAACGAGCTGTCTCACTAACAGTATGCCGCTAAAGTAGCAAACAAGTGTAGTTCACTTACTTAATATACTAAGATGCGTTACAAAGAGTAGCCTGCGAAATAACGGGAAAGACCTAACAAGAAGGTTTCATCTAAAGTAAACTTGTAGTCCTAAGAGTATATTCTTAGGCAATCTTATTGTCTCGTCGGGTCGTTCCCTAATACTTGGATAGCTTTAGGCTTGAACAGTAACGAGACTTATCTAATATGCCTGATGTCAGTAGAGAAACTGGCAGTTAAAAGGGTGCAGAGTAGCTCTCTGTTATGTTCTACTGATGAGTAGAATGAACCAGCAAAAACCAGAGCATTAGATACATAACTCTTCGATCCGGAGGAGATAGAGGGAAGACATTCCCTTGTGTATCGCATCTTATTTTAACCCTTAAACTTTACAACATGGCTTCATTAGCAAAAGTATTTATACTAATCATATGCATTGCAATTG